GTAGTGGCCTACCACTACGACTGGAGCGCAGCCGACGAACGCATGGGCCTGCGAGCGACGCCGATCTACGCGGGTTCCCGCAAGGTGGACCTTAGCCCGCACATGCCCCTGAGCGACGAGGCACGCGCCTCGGCGCAGGCCAACATTGATGCGCTTTACGGCATGTTCGTCGACACCGTGGCCCGCAACCTCAGCATCGATGCGGATGCGGTGCGTGCCACCGAGGCCGCGTGCTTCCAAGGGCAGGCGGCAGTCGATGCGGGCTTCGCCACGCGCCTTGGCACCTGGCACGACCTGCTGGCGCATGTCGGCGCTGAGGGAGCGCCGAGTTCTGCGGCGCCTGGTGATCCGGAGGCCGACGACGTCGAGGCATCTGCTGCAACCGTAGAGCCGGGGGCTGCGCTGGGTGACGCCGCGCCAGCAGGGCCGGAGACGGCTGCCACGACGGCATCCCTTGCGGCCGCATTGGCCAGCGCCGTTGCCGGCAGTGACCTTCCCTCCGATGTCGGAATCGCTCTGATTCGCCGCGGCGTCAAGGGCGAGGAAGGGGCAGAGGAAGCGCTCGCATACGCCGTCGCGGTGCAGGACGCATGCGCGGCCGCACTGCGGGACGGTGCTTCGCTTGCGCCTGGCTTCATCAAGGAGAACACCGATCTGGCGACGGTCCGCACGCAGCTGCTGTCCATGAAAGCCACGGAAGGCGAGAGCACCCAGATCGTGACCACCACGCCGGCGGCGGATGCCGCGAAACAGGCCAACCCGGCGAAGGCCCAGCTGGATCCCAACCACATCTATCAAATGCGAGCGAGGTAAAGAAACATGGAAATCAACCTGAAAGGCGTGCGCAACGCCGAGTTCCTGCTGTCGGAGGCCGGCGGCCAGCGGAGCCGCGAACTGGTCGTGCTGCCGGCCGGCCAGGGCATGCTGCCGGCCGGGGCCCTGCTGAAGGCCGACAACACCGCGGCGGAAGATGGCGCCGAGGCAGTGAAGGTCCTCTATGGTGCGGTGGACACGGGTGAGCCCGGAACGGAGTTGCCCTCGAAGGGCACTGCGGTGGTGCGTGACGCCGAGGTGTTCGGTGAGATGCTTTCCTACGGTAACGCCACCGACGACCAGAAACTGCTCAGTGCGCTGAGCCTGGCCGAGTCCGGAATCATCGTGCGGTGGACCAAGAAGCCGGTTGCATCCAACACCGCCGACAATCTGAAGTTCTCCTCCGCTCCGGCCGTCGGCACGGCAGGTGTCGTTGTGGATCCGGTGGTGGCCAAGATCAAGGACATCTTCGGCGGCTTGGTCACTGGTAGCGCGGCGAGCGTGACGCTGGCAAAAGCCACCGGCCCGGGCAACGTCGTCGGCGGCGGGGCGAAGGCTGCCGTCAACGGTGTGGTGACCTGGGACGCGGTGACGTTCTCGGCTGCGGGCGACTACACACTGAAGGTCACCGCCGCTGGCCTGGGCGAAGCCATCACCGAAACCATCACCATTGCCGCCGCTGGCGGCGCGTAACAGCCGCACCGCTTGCTTACCAAGGCCCCGCTCAGTCGGGGCCTTTTTCATTCCCCGATCTACCACAGGACTCACCCACTATGGATCTGGCAACTCTGCTCGCACTGGGCGTACTGACTTTCGATCAGCTCAACGCCTACATCAACAACCTTCCGCGTATCCACACCCGGATCGCGGACATGAACCTGTTCCAGGAAGACGGCCTGGTCGGCACCACCATCGTCAAGGTCGGCCTGGCCGGCGACAAGCTGGTGCTGGTGCCGAACGTGCCGCGCGGCTCGCCGGCTCAGCCCAAGGGCCTGACCCGTGGCAAGGTCAAGCTGCTGGAGACCACCCACTTGCCGCAGCGCTCCACGGTGATGGCCGACCAGCTGCTGGGCGTGTATGACCCGGTCAACGACCCGACGGGCACCAACGTGGCCTCGGTTGTGAATGCCCTGCAGGCCGTCCACAAGCGCGACCTGGACTACACCATCGAGTACCACCGCGTCGGCGCCCTGCGCGGCGAGGTGCTGGACGCCGACGGCTCGACCATCGTCAATCTGTACGAGGAGTTCGGCGTCGAGCAGACCGTACTGGGCCTCCAGCTCGGTACCGCCGATACTCGGGTGCGTGCGAAGGTGCTGGCGATCAAGCGCCAGATCGAGGCCAAGCTGGGCGGGGTGCCGCACCGTGGCATCCACGTCTTCTGCAGCGCCAGCTTCTTCGACGATCTGACCGAGCACAAGCAGGTGAAGGACGCCTACTCGCGCTGGCAGGACGGCGCCGCGCTGCGCGATGACATGCGCCAGGGCTTCACCTTCGCTGGCGTGACCTTCGAGGAGCTGCCGGGCGGCATCGGCGAGGATCCGTTCATCCCGGAAGGCGAGGCCATCGCGTTCCCGCTGGGCGTGCCGGACATGTTCATCACGCGCTTCGCCCCGGCCGACTACCTGGAAACCGTCCGTACCAAGGGCCTGCCGTACTACACCAAGACGGCCAAGCTGCGCATGGACAAGGGCATCGAGCTGGAAAGCCAGTCCAACCCCCTGAGCCTCAACACCCGCCCGGACGCGGTGGTGCGGCTGAAGCGTGGCGCGGACGACTCCGAAGAGTAAGCCGCCGGCACCCGGCCCGCATCAGCGGGCCGGGTAAGGGAGCGCACAATGGCCCAGATCAAAATCGGCGTCGATCCGGACGGCCTGTTCGATCGCCAGCTGACCGAGCTGGAGACGCAGCAGATCCCCTTCGCTTCGCGGCAGGCGTCCAATGCTGTCGCCTACGAGATCCGCGAGCGCTGGAAGCGCACGGCTCCGCGCGTCTTCGACAGACCCACGCCACTCACGGTCAACGCGGCCATGTACCGCAAGGCCACGAAAGAGCAGCCCTATGCGGAAATCTTCATCCGCGACGAGGCGTTCAAGGGCACGCCGCCAGCCAAATACCTGCTTGCCGAGGTAGAGGGTGGTGAGCGTCGTAAGAAGGGGTTCGAGCGGCTGCTGCAGCAGCGCGGCCTGCTTTCGCCCAGCCAGTTCGCGGTACTGGGCAGGGGGGCGAACGCCAACGCCTACGGGAATCTTCCTGCAGGCCAGATCACCAGAATTTTGTCCCAACTGGGCGCATCACGCGACCAGTACCAGGACCAGACCGACGTCAGCACCAAGCGCCGGCGGCGGTCCAAGAAAAAGCGAGGCGGCGAGTACTTCGTGCTGCCCAAGCGTCGGGGCGCTCTGCGGCCCGGCATCTATGAGCGTATCGCTACCCCGTGGGGCTCGGCCGTGCGCTCGATCTTCATCTTTACCGGCACCGCCAAGTACCGGCCGCGCTACGACATCTTCGGCATGGCCGACGACACCTGGAAGAGGCTGATGCCGTTCTTCCTGAAGCGCGAGCTGGAGAAGGCCATGCAAACCGCCAGGCCAAGAGAATGAACCAGAAAGTGTTTCTCCGAGGCATCGACGCCCTCATGTTCGCCGCCTTCAAGGGAGCCGGAATCGCCGACGCTGCGACCTATCAGCACAGCGTGGCCACTCCGGTACCGGTGCCGTGCACCGCACTCCACGACGAGGGGGTGCAGGACTTCGACGAGGAGGGGGTTGCGGTGAGCACGCCGTATAACCGCGTCACCCTGCAGCTGGCTGAAGTCTCGCCGCGAGGCGGTGGCATCGTGCAGATTGACGCAACAGGCCGACGGCTGAAGCTCGAGCAGAAGATCCGCGGCGATGAGTCGTCGCAGGTCTGGGAGGTATCCAATGCATAGCCCGAGCCCGCGCCGTCGCTTGCTCGACGCCTTTGCCGCGTGCCTGTCGGTCATCTCGATCAACGACGGCTACAGGACCAACGTCGGTGCGGACTGGACGCTGGAGCCGCGTCCGGGTGACGCGACCGGCACCGGCGTTTTCACCGCGCTGATTGAAAAGCAGCAGCGCGCCGCTGACGCCGCTCAGGTGCAGACCCACCGCCTTACCACCGTAGCTGTCATCGCAAAGCTGCCGGCGGACACCGATCGCCTGCAGGAGCGTCTGGACGATCTGGTAACCGACATCGAGATGGCGATGTCCCAGAAACAACGCAGGTTCCCGCCTGGCTTCACGTACCCCGTCTATCTCGGCATGGAACCGCTGATGCCGGAGTCGGCAGCCGCCGGCTGGGTGGGCGTTTCCGTGACCTACCAGTCCCACATCCCCAAGTAACCAGCCGCTCAGCGGCTTCACCGGAGAAACACCATGGCCAAAGACTATAGCTACCTGGGTAGCGGCATCATCCTGATCCGCGAATGGAACAGCGGCCAGCCGCTGGAAGAGGTCGGCAACGTGTCGGCATACAGCTTCTCGCCCCAGACCAACACAATCGAGCTGGCTGATGGGCAGAACCCGGGCGGCGGGCCGGCCAACAGCGTCGATCGCGTGACCGGGTACAACCTGTCCTACACCTTCCACGACTTCAAGCCTTCCAACTTCGCGCGCTCGCTGCGCGGCGTGGCCACGGCAGTGGCCGCGGCCACCATCGCGGACGAAGCCGCAGCTGCCGCGATCGGTGCGTTCGTACCGCTGGCCCGGATCGCCGCGGAGGTCACCAGCGTCAAGAACACTGGCGGTACCACTACCTACGAGGCCGGCAAGGATTACCGCTTGGAGCGCGGCATGCTGTTCATCCCCGCCGGCTCGACGATTCCCGCAGCGGTGAACGGGGCGCCCAACATCAAGGTCAGCTACAAGCACGGCGCCATCGGCCGGGTTGAAGTCGGGGTCACCTCCCAGAAGTTCTACGAGGTCCACTTCGTTGGCATCAACGAAGCCCAGGGCGGCAAGCTGGTCCGCGCGATCGCGCACAAGGTGAAGGGCGGCATGCTCAACGAAATGGGGCTGTTGGGCGACCAGTTCGCCGCCGGCACCGTCGCCGGTGCGCTGGTCAAGGACTCGGCCAAGGCAACCGGTCCGGACATCTCGCCCTACTTCTACTGGGAACAGGAGGAGTAAGGCATGGATGACTTCGAAGTGGTGACGCCGCCGACGGCGCAGGTTTCGTTCCGTGGCGAGGTGCTGGAAGTGGGGCCGTTGCGACTGGAGCAGCTGGCACCCTTTATCACGGCAGCGCGTTCGATCATCGGACGCGTGGTTATGGCGGCGGGGCTGCTGGGCGAGGGCGCCCAGATGGAAACCGGCGCTGTGGTGCTGGACCTGCTCGAGCAGGATGCTCCGGCTTTTGCCTCGGCCCTCTCCATCGTTACCGGTCGGCCGGCCGACTGGATCGCCAAGGGCACCGTGGATGAGGTGGCCAGCCTGGTGGAGGCGGTGGTCGCGTTGAATCGCGATTTTTTCGCCCGCCGGCTTCCGCGCCTGGTGGCAAAGGTGGCGAAGCCGAAGATTCCGCCGACCACGGATGGGGAGACCTCATCCACCAGCTCATCGCCTGCGGACACCAGCGCCGCGACGTCCTGACCTACACCCTGGCCCAACTGCGGGCTTTTGGCGCCGCTGCTGCCCGCGCCGAGCGCCAGCAGCGCGCAGGCATGGCGGTCGCCATGCGACTTGCCATGACGCCTGACCAAGCCGCGTGGGCGCAGTATCTGAAGGAGAACCTGCATGGCTGAGCCCACTGCCAATCTGCGTGTGCGCCTCAGTGCGGACATCGACGACATCAAGCAGGGCATGGCGGTCCTGCGCCGGGAGCTGCGGCAGACGCAGAGCGAAGCGGCGCGCCCACTGCCGAAGAACAACGGCATCGCCGAACTGGGCGTCAGCGCCGGCCAGACGCAGCAGGCACTGCGCCAGCTTCCTGCCCAATTCACCGACGTCTTCACCAGCCTGCAGGGTGGGATGCCGTGGTTCACGGTGCTGGTGCAGCAGGGCGGCCAGATAAAGGACAGCTTCGGCGGTGTCGAGCCGGCGCTGAAGGGCGTGTCCTCGGCGGTGCTGGGCATGGTCACTCCCGTCACCGCGGCGGCCGCCGCCGTCGGCGTGCTGGTGTACGCCTGGTACGACGCCGAGAAGCAGCAGGAAGCCTACGTGCGGGCGCTGGTGCTCTCTCGTAATGAGGGCGAGGCAACCACGCTGAGCCTGATCAACCTGGCCAAGCGCACCACCGATGCGATGCAGGTCACTGCCGGCGCAGGTGCCGAAGTGGCTCAGGCGATTGGCGCCAACGGACAGGTCGCCGCCCAGAACATGCAGGCGGTGGCCAACGCAGCCGTCGCAATGAAGGAACTGACCGGCCAGGCCGTCGACGAGACCGTGGCCACGTACGGGAAGCTGGCCGACGCACCGGTCAAGAGCGCCCAGAAGCTTAATGAGCAGGTCAACTTCATGACCAGCGCGCTCTACGAGCAGATCAAGGCATTGCAGGATCAAGGCCGAAATCAGGACGCGGCCACCGTTATCACCAGGGCGGCATCAGAAGAGACCGTCATGGCGCTCGCAAAAGTGCGCGCGAGCCAAAACCCAGTGATTCGAGGCTTCAAGGACCTATTTGCCGAGGCAACCAAGGCTTGGGGCGCGATGCAAGCCAAGGCTGGTTTCGGTGCGCCGGCGGCCCAAATGCAGGAGATGCTGGCTAGCAACCAGTCGGACCTTGCGCGACTCAACCAGCTCCAGGCTATGCCAGGTGCGAGCCGTAGCTACATCACCCAACTAGAAAACGATATCAAGGAGCGCTCCCGGAAGATCAAAGCCATCGCGGCCGATGTCGTCAAGGAGCAGCAGGACGCACGTATTAAGGCTGCGCAGGCCGCTGTTGTCGACTCGTCGGCGCAGATGGACGCGATTATTGACGCAGAAGCCTCACGGGAAGAGAAAAAGCGACGCGAGGTCGCGCAAATCAGCGGCCAGGCAGAAATTGCTATCCGCAAGGCCCGCGCGGCCGGACTCCTGGAAGAGGTGGAAAAGCTCGAGGACCGCAAGGTAAGGGCCCTGGCAGCGATCGAGAAGAAATACGAAGAGAAGAAGCCCAAGGGCGGCAGCACAGCCAATGCGTCGCGCGCTGCAGGGCTGCAGGGCTACCGCGATGACTTGCTGCAGGAACAGGCCACCATCACGGCCGGCACCCAGTTGCTGCGTGCGCAGTATTCCGCCCGTGAGATCACGGCCACGGAGTACTACCGCCGGATGCGTGACCTGGCGCAGGCCAGCACGGACGCCGAGGCCCGCTCGCTCGAGGGACAGATCGCCTTCCTGAAGCAGCAGAATGTTGCCGGCAAGGACGGCATCAATGTGAGCCGGCAGCTGGGCGATCTGGAGGCACGCTTGGCCAAGGTGCGTACGGAGGGTGCGAGCAAGCTCCAGGTGCTGGCGACCGAGGAAACTGCGACCGCGCGCACGCGCACGAACGTCATCGCGGCATATGCCAATGCCCTCGATGCGAGCAACCAGGCGCTGGAACGCCAGATGCGTGCTGTGGCTGGGCGTGTCGGGATGGGGGAGCGCGAATACGAGATCCAGCAACGCATAAATGATGCCTACGGCGACCAGGCAGACAAGCTGCGGGAGCTTCAGCTGCAGCTCAACGCATCGCAGATCGATCAGGAGACGTTCGAAGCTGAGCGTGCGGTGCTGCTCGCAAAGACCACCGATCGCCTACAGATCGTGCGTGAAGGGTATGCCCAGCTGGCGGTTGCCGAGGGCAGCTGGCTCAACGGTGCGCGCGCTGCATGGGCGGACTACCAGCAGCAAGCATCCAATGCTGCCGAGCAGCTTGGTGCTGTGGCCACGAACGTATTCAGCGGGATGGAGGATGCCTGGACGAAGTTCACGACCGGCGGAAAGATCAGTTTCTCGGATCTCACGCGCTCGGTAATCGCCGACCTGTCCCGCATTGCCTTCCGCCAGGCAGCGATGGGCATCTTCAACTCGGCGCTGGGCAGCACCATCGGCCCGGTGGTGCGCGAGAAGATCAGTTTTGACACCGGCGGCTACACCGGGCCAGGCGGCATCCATGAGCCTGCAGGCATCGTGCACAAGGGAGAGGTGGTCTGGTCGCAGGCCGATGTCGCCCGGGCCGGCGGCGTTGGGATTGTTGAAGCAATGCGCCGTGGGCTGATGGGCTACGCGACGGGCGGCGCAGTGGGCGGCGGCAATCCTTCCGTGGCTGGATTCGGCGCACTCAACGTCATCGTCAAGAACGCACCGGCCGGCACAACGGCGACCGCCACGCGCGGGCCCGGCGGTGTCGATGTCGAGGTGCTGCTTGGACAGCTCGATGACGCGCTCGGCGGGCGCATCGCCAGTGGCACCGGTACCACCTACGGGGCCATGCGCGGCCGGTTTGGCTTGGAGGACACGCTCTGATGGCACAGCTTCCCAGCACCGCCTTGGTGATGTTCAGCAACCTGCAGAACGGCTTCGATCCGTCTGTCCAGCGGGATGAGATGGAGCGCGGCCCGGCAAAGGAAAGGGTCCTCAACAGTACGGTCGCAATGACGCAGGCCCTCTCGCTCTACTTCGAAACCCTTGCCGCCGCGGACGAGTTCGAGGCCTGGTACTTCGATGTGATCGGCCGGATTGGGTGGTTCACCATGCGCCACCCGTATCGCGGGACCAACATCAACGTCCGCTTCATCAAGGGCGATATCGGCCAGCTGGTCCCCGACCAGCACGGCCTGGGCGACTACCGGCGCGACACCGTCGTGGAGTACATGCGATGAGCACTTTTACCGAGCGGCGCCAGCGCGTCACGGACCCGGTGGGCACCTTGGCTCTGCTGGAAGTCTCGGCACCTTCGTTTGCCGAAACCCTGCGCATCTGCAACGACCAGCGGGACTGGGTAAGCCAGGGCCTGACCTTCGTTGGGGCTCAATTCGGCTTCAAGCTGCCCGATGACGTCAACGGCCAGGCCCCGCGCGCGCAGCTGGTGATCAGCAACGTTGGCCGGGCTATCACCGAAGACCTGGAGCGGTTGGCGCCTGGTGAGCTGGTCACGGCGCGCCTGATGATCACCGACCGGGCAGACGTGAACGTCATCGAGCAGGATCACTTCCTGCCGATGATGACCGTATCGGTGACCCCGCAGGCTGCCACCTCCTCTTGCGGGGTGGACTTCTTCACGCGGCAGCAGGCCGTTCGGTTGCGCTTCAACGCGCACATCGCCCCGGGCATCTACTGATGCGGCCTTCAGATGTCGAGCCGTTCACGCTCATCCCCTACGACCCTGATTCATCCGATTGCGCGGACCTGGTGGTGAGGGTCCAGCGCGAACTCTTCGGTCGGCACGTCGAGATGCCCAGCCGCCGGCCGCGCGGCGCGCGCGGCGAGGCCGAACTGGGGGCGCTCTCCCGGCCCTATGCACGATTACGGGAGGGACCGCCGCAGGACGGCGATCTGGTCCTGATGTTCGACCACGGACAACGAAACCCCGGCCACGCCGGGGTTTTCTTCTTTCTGGCCCATGAGGGCTGGGTACTCCACAGCAACGAACGCCACGGGTGCAGCGTCCTGCACCGCGCGCGCGAGCTGCAGGGCTTTGGCCTGCGCATCGAAGGAATCTACGAATGGGTCTGATGGATAGCCCGGCCGCCAGCGGCCGCCTGATCGTGACGCCGCACCCGGTGCTGGTCGATGGCCAGCGCAACCAGCCGGCGGACCTGCACCCGGGCGAATCCCTCTGCGCGTTCCTGCATCGTCACGTGACCGACCTCGACGACCAGGACTGGGTGGTGCTGATCGGCGGCCGCGCCGTGCCGCGTGACATGTGGGCCTTCGTGTACCCCAAGCATGGGCAGGTGATCGAGGCCCGTGGAGCTGTGGGCCGCTCCGCCGTGGCGCTGGTGGCTACCCTGGCGCTGACCTACTTCACCTTCGGCTTCGGCACGTTGGCGACGTGGGGCGCTGGCGCCGCGGTGCAGGGGCTTGGCGCCGCTGCCGCGACCGGTATCTACATGGCCGGCTCGGTGCTCATCAATCGCGTGCTGCAGCCCAAGCAGCCGAAGCAGAGTGCTCCCGGCCAGTCGGCGTACTCGATCGCGGCCGGCCGCAACCGTGCTCGCCACGACCAGCCGGTGGGCCTGCTGATCGGGTCGATGCGCATCGCGCCGGACTTGATCAGCAACTACTACACCCATTACGAGGGTGACGACCAGTTCCTGTCGTTCGTGCTGACCCCCGGGCTGAACGTGCATAGCGTGGAACAGCTCTACAACGGCGACGCACTGCTGTCGTCCTTCGAAGGGGTGCGCGTGTGGCACAACGGCTTCGCCGGGATGCCCAGCGCGGAGATCCCGCTGCACAGCAACGCCGATGTGACCGACGGCGGCACCTTGCTGGATACCAGCAACGACCCCAAGCATCAGCCGAGCGCGTGGGTGCAGCGCACCAGCTCCGCCGGCACCATTCGTCTGATGGTAGGCGTGGAGTTCCAGATCTGGGACCGGTCCACGAAGGGCAAGGACAAGCAGAACAGCGACCAGATCCAGATCCAGTACCGCGCCGCCGGCACGGTCAACTGGCAGGTGTTCGGCAATTACAACGTCCGCGGCACCAACAACAAGAGCCAGCGT